GAGAAGACTACTCTTACAGGAGTTGCTTCTACAACAACAGTAACCAGTACTCAAGGTGGAATACCATCATTGCAGTATGAAGAAAATGCCAACTTTCTTCCTTTGCCTGACTCAGTTATTGGAGTCAATAAGGTATTTAAAATGGACTCATCCAACATATCAGCTGGTATGTTCAACATTAAATATCAAATATTCCTTAATGATTTATACTACTACGGAGCAATTGATTTATTAAATTACTCTCAGGTTAAATCATACCTTGAGACTATAGATTATCTTCTTAATCCAGATACTCAAGTTAGGTTTAACAAGAAGAACGGTAAGTTATATCTTGATATAGACTTGAATGAATTAACTGAGAATCATTATTTAATAATAGATTGTTATAGAGTTGTTGATCCAGAAAGTGAAACAGCAGTTTATAACGATCACTGGCTTAAACAGTATACCACTTCTTTGATCAAAAGGCAATGGGGTCAAAATTTAATTAAGTTCCAAGGTGTCAAACTTCCTGGCGGATTGGAATTGAATGGTCGTCAGATTTACGATGATGCTGTTGCAGAAATCGAAAAACATGAAGAGAAGTTAATGACAGAATATGCTTTACCACCTTTAGATATGGTAGGATAAATGCCCTTATCTCCTTTCTTTTTACACGGATCACCAAGCGAACAAAGACTTGTTCAGGATTTGGTGAATGAACATCTAAAGATGTTTGGTCAGGATGTCTTGTACATGCCTAGAAGAATTGTTAATGAGAAGACAGTTATAAAAGAAATTACTGCTTCTAGATTTGACGATAGTTTTAGGTTAGAAGCTTACCTAGTTAATTTTGATGGATTTGGAACACCATCAGATGTCTTAAGTAAGTTTGGTGTTCGTGCAACTGATGAAATAACATTAGTCGTATCTAAAGAAAGGTATGATGATTTCATATCTCCGTTCCTAAAGTTATGGCCAGCAGATGAAATTAAAGTTGCCCATACTCCACAAGAAGGAGATTTGATATATCTTCCATTAGACAATGCATTGTTTGAGATCAAATATGTTGAAAGGAAAGTTCCTTTCTACCAGATGAATGATCTGTTCATGTATGAACTTAGATGTGAAATCTTCGAGGTTGAAGATGAGATCATTGATCTTCCAGATAGTCTTACTGATAAGGAAGGTGTTCCTGTTGAAGATACCATTGCAACAATGGGTCAAGTAGTTACTCTACAGATGGCTACTGAAGCGAATCAAGATGCTCTTGCTACTGTATCTCTTGCATCAACTATTATAGGAACCAAGTCTGTACAGTATGTTCAGATGTTTGATGATGGTAACTATAAGGGTACTCCATCAGTTTATATCCACAAACCAACCAGAGGACATCAAGCAACTGGTACAGTTACTATTGCTGATGGTGCAATACAGACTACATCTATTACCTTTGGAGGAACCAATTACATAAATGTTCCAAACGTATCCTTTACTCCACCAAATCGTACAACATCAGCCAACATTAAGTTTGGAAACAATTCGCTACATCATAGTAACGATACTGATGTTAATGGTTCTAACTTTAAATTTACATCGAATGTAGATTCATTCCCAGCTGGAGATGGAAGGTTATCCTTTAGTTTCTGGTTCTATCCTACTCAATTTGATCAGGATCCTAATTATGGTGCAGCCATAATGTGGACTGATAGATTCAAGATATATCACAGAGAGACAGGAAACGTAGTGTTTGCTTCTGGTTCTGGATCTATTGAGAATACTACACAACTTACTCTAAATGCATGGAACTTCATTAGAGTAGAACAGTATAATCAGGATGCCACTATTTCTGTCAATGGAACTGTAAGTAATAACTTGGGTACTGCTGATCCTATCTTATTCTTTGCAAATGATCAATTAAAACTTGGTGCTGATACTGCTGGTGCTGGTAAGAATCCTATTGTTACAAAAGGATTTAAAGGATTCTTAGATCATATAACTCTTAATTTGACTGGAGATAGTGGATTTAGAACTTCCAGTTCTCAACTTGTTCCAACTACTACTGCACAACAAGAAAGTGATCCACAGACTGCTACGGTTGCTCAGTTCATTAATAATCTCAATAATGAGTTACCAACAGTAACTGCTGCATTGAATACTGATAGAGAAGTTACTAGTCTTACTATTAATCATCCAGGCAACGGATATACTTCCGTTCCTATAATGACAATAGAACAACCAGATTTAGGTGATCAAGCAACTGCTGTTGCTATTATGACTAGTAGGACTGGAGTTTCTGGAAAAGCTATTGATAGAATTCTATTAATAAATCCAGGCACAGGATATACTACTCCACCACCAATATCATTTAGTGGAGGTAGTCCCAACTCTGTTGCAATTGCTACTGCTATTGTATCTGAAGCATGTCTTGGACCAGTTGCAATTACTACAGGTGGTCAAGGATATACATTTACACCTACAGTTGGTATAACTTCAGTATGGATTCAACAGTCTACTGGTACAACTGGTAATATTCTTAATGCAAAAGCAGAAGCTGTAGTGAGTACTTCCAATACTGTTACTCAAATTAGATATAGTAATGCTGGTGCTGGATATACATCTACTGCTGCTATTGTTGGAATATCTTCTGTTGTAGCAACTTCCTTCGGTAATTATGAAGGTGGAGAAACAGTTGTAGGAGGAAAAACTGGTACTGAAGCTCTAGTTTCTAGTTGGGATGCTGCAAATAGAATACTTAAAGTCAGTATTCCTAGTGGTAACTTTGCATTAGGTGAATCGGTTGTTGGTGCTGGAGCTAGTTACACTGTATCTTCTATCGAGAATGATTTTGGCAATCTAGACTTTGCTTCTAATGAGGAAATAGAATTAGAAGCAGATAATATAATAGATTTCACAGAGAACAATCCATTTGGTGAGTTCTAAATACAATTATAAAGTGGTAATATTATGCTAACTAACCATTTCTATCATGAAATAATCCGTAAGACCATCGTGTCTTTTGGAACTTTGTTTAATAACATTGAGATCCAGCACACAGATAAGTCTGGAAAAACTGTTAGTGTAATAAAGGTTCCTGTATCATACGGACCAACTCAAAAGTTTCTTGCAAGATTAGAACAAGGTAGAGACTACAATGAAGGAGTCGCTTCAGCTCTTACTTTGCCTAGGATGTCCTTTGAAGTTATTGGTTTGCAATATGATTCGACTAGAAAGGTTTCTACTATGCAAACCTTTAAGTCAGTTAATAAAACTACCAATAAAATGATTAAGGGATATATGCCTGTTCCTTATAACATCAGTATGCAACTTAGTATTCTCGCAAAATTAAATGAGGATGCAATACAGATACTAGAACAGATATTACCATATTTCCAACCAGCATTTAATTTAACTATAGATTTGGTAAGTGTTATTGGTGAGAAGAGAGATATGCCAATCACTCTTGAGAGTATTAATATGGAAGATAATTATGAAGATGATTATCTAACAAGAAGGGCATTAATTTATACTCTTAATTTTAATTGTAAGACATTCTTATTTGGTCCTATTAATAATAGTAGTGAAGGTCTTATCAAGAAAGTTCAAGTTGATTATGCTACTGATACTGCAAACATTAAGACTGCTCCAAGACAAGTTAGATATCAAGCAGTTCCAGTTGCAGTAAAGGATTACAATACAGATGATACTGCAAGAACTAATGAAGTATTTGATGAGAAGGTAACTTCATTTACTGTAAGTGATGCAACTGCATTTAATAAAGGTAATTATATACAAATAGACGAAGAGAAGATGTTAATTAAGTCCAAGTCTGGACAAAGATTAACTGTAAGAAGAGGTGAATATGGAAGTACTCCTGTTCCGCATGATATAGATATTCCTGTACATGCCATTACTATACAGGATACTGAACAGATAGCTGATGGTGATGACTTTGGATTTGGTATAACTAAAACTGAATATACTGATGGACAAGTCTTCAGTATTAGTCAACAAACTGATTCTGACTTATGAAAAATGAATTTGATGCTATAGATAATGCTTTGGAGGTTTCTGCTGAAATAGTTTCTAAAAAAGAAATTGAAAAGAAACCTACAAGAACAAGTATTAAACAATCTAAGGGGGATGCTCCTGAGATTCAAAGAGACTATGAATATAGTAGAGCTCAATTATATTCTTTGATTGAGAAAGGTCAAGAAGCTGTAGATGGTATATTGGATGTTGCTGATCAAAGTCAATCCGCAAGATCATATGAAGTTGC